AAACAACAAAAGTTTCATTGACGTCGTATTCTTCTGACAATTGTTTAATCGTCTTATAGCCACCCGGAATTGCGATCTTAGTGTCTCCATGCAAGCAATATTCCATTTCACTAAAATCACTATACCTAGCCATTCTGTCGTAAGCACCATATGCAGACATTGCAGCACTGTATGCTTGTGATTGATTTTTTCTAAATGCTTCGAAAGCAGAAGCTACATTATTACCGTTTGTCTCAAAATTTTGAACTTTTCTCTTTATAACTGGACCGCTTCTAAATAGTTTAGTGAGTCGTCTAAAAAGATTTGCTTGTTTACTTTTAGCCATTCTTTGATCCTATTTTAATACCCATAAATATTCATCAGGAATTTTATTACCCATGTTTACTTTACGCTTTGCTATTTCTTCTTTATTAAATTTATCTTTAGTATTAGTCATTATATCAGGTAAATCATTTCTTGTACTAGTCATTGCATCAAGCATAGCTTGATTTAAAGAACTTGATCCTTTACTATAATCAGCTGACGCGTCGTAGAGCCACGTTCCAATTGCTAAACTCATAACTAAATCATCATGAAATCCTCGTTTCGCCTCAGCTCTACCTGTTTTCCAAGTAAAAGTTTTAATCTCCTCATATGTCCTAGACGATCTAATAATAAGCTGTTTATTTCTTATCACTTCTTCTAATTTACTTAATATCATACTTCTTGTTTTGCCATTTGTAGTAAAACCTGCGATATCAGCACTTTGTTTAGGAATATAACCTCCAATAAAAACTTGTTTTCTTCTTCTGTAGTAGAGTTTTGGATACTGTAGCTCTTGTAATTTTAGAATTGTTGCGTATCCAAAACTATTATTTTCCGGACATAATAGCGCTTTATTGTATTTATTTGCCCACTCATTAAGAAGTACTGCAAAATTATCAGGTCGAATTTTCCCCTTATACTCAGCAACAAGCTCACCATCGTCGACATCTATTATATGAAAAGTTGAGTAGTCTTTACTATCTCCTCTTGCAACATCTGCTGATACTATATAATCATGATCAGATAGCGGATATTTCCATATCCAGACATTTCTATCTATACCTTCACGACTAACAGGGCTAGTCACACATTGCCTAACCCATTCTATTTCTGCTGAACCTAAAAAAGTTTCACCTGACGAATTAAAATCACAAAGATATTCTTGTGATATTTGTCGTTTTGACATGTTTGCTGTTGTCTTACTAAACCATTTATCATCCCTTTCTGGATGTACATCCCAAGGAAGTTTTATAGCATTAAATTCGTTCAATCCGGATTCAGCTTCTGTATAGAGCTTATAATATTGACCGCCTACACCATTTGGCGTTGACAATATAACAACACGGCCTCCTGTTGAAATTGTAGGATATATACCTGTCCATATTGTGTCAAAATTTCTAACAAATGCTGCCTCATCTACAATTAATAAAGATAATGCTTCAGATCTACCTGCATCTTCAGATGTGGGTATTGCCTTAATAGAAGAACCGTGACTAAACTGTATTTGTTGTTTATTGTTAGATACAATTTCAGGTAATAATAGCCATTTAGGTAAAGACTTAATCATTGACTTTACTTTAGTAATAAAGTTTTGTGCAACGCTTAATTTAGTAGCAATAACTAGTATATTCTTTTCTTTTTGGAATATAGCTAACCAAACTGAGTAAGCAGCAACAAGCGTTGACAAACCAAGTTGTCTAGACTTAAGAACTATATTGAATCTATTATCAATAAAATGTTCCACACAGTCATCCTGAAAAGAATACGTATCAAAAGGTATTAGTCCTTTGACAGGATGTTGTATCTTCAAGTAAGTATTAAAAAAGTATGATGGTTCTTTACCACACTTTATTATTTCTGCTACTTGTTTTTGCTTGCTTAATTTTGCCATTTAGCTGATCTCAAAACAAATAGTTCTCTTAACATATGCTCTTCTTGTTGAAGCATAATGATTAATCATATCAATGTCTGTAGTTTCGCTATTTTTGACTGGTTTTACTTTTAGCGCCCTACCAGCATTTTCTTTCTTTTTAAATTCTTTTTTAATCCAGCTTAAATAAGCCTTTATATGCTGGTTTAATTCATTTTCAGCGCTGGCAATTTCTTTATGCTGCATTCCAATCGATCCTAAATTGATGATTGCCAATGATGTAATATGCATAACATTACCAGCAAACGCAACTTTTGTAGCTACACTTGAGTTTTGTCCTGTACCACCCATCGTATAACCATCAGGCCTACCACTATTATAAGTAGCTTCGCCTTGTCTGTTTTTAAAATCAAAATGATTAGTCGATCCTCGACCAAAAGAATCATTTGTAAGATTTCCTAGTATATTCATTTCTTCAAAACTTAGACTCATAAACGTCCTCCAAAATTTTATTTAAGTTACTTATAAGTATTCTTCTCGACTCTTTATATCTATTTAATGTTTTATCATCAGGTCGCCAACCATTATTCCAGGCTTTTTCTCTAGATTCTACAAAAGTAACATAGCATTCGCTACAACATCCAAACTCTCTACTAGACTCGATATCCTGTGCTGAAGATAATAAATACTCACAAATACGGCAAAACATGCCTATTTTGATATCGTCTGTTTCATCAATGTATGTTACATTATTCACTTCTAACATAAGAATCTTTGCCTCTTTTAAGAATTTCTAAATTATGATCTACACAATCTTTAATAGCATCAACATGGGATATTACTAATATATTCTTAAACCATTTCTTAAGAGACATCAATAACCTATTGCATGCTTCTAGATTTGCTTCATCTAAAGCTCCGAAACCTTCATCAATCATCAACGTAGTAGTTTTTGATAGTGAGGAAACATTTATTAATGCAACTCTTATTGCCAAAGATGCCATCATTTTCTCCATTCCTGATGCCAATTCAATTATACGCCGTGAGTCTCCATAGTTAATGTATACATCTAGAGAATTTGTGTCTAAATCAGATTCAATATCAACTGTAAAACCTACAACACCAGTTAAAATTTTAGATATTTCAGAATTAATTGCAGGCAACATTTTATTAATAATGTGTAACGGTATTCCTTTCTTTGATACTGCATTGCTAAATATATCATAACATCTATTTTGCTCTTTTAAACCTTCATATAAAGTCATGTCACGCTTAAGTATCTTAATTTTTGCTTTAAGCTCTGCAGATTTATTAATTATATTAACCTTTTGCAACTCTTTCTTTTTAACATCTCTGATCTTTTCATCACAAAGTTTAATTAATTCAGAATTATCATCAGAATCGTCTTGATTTTTAAATATTGCATCTAGTTTTTCGTATTCGCCTTGAAAAGATTGTAATTCCTTCGTATGCCATTTCATATTTTCTTCAAGTTTAGCTAGCTGTAAATTTGATCTACTTGTTTCAGACATAAGAATACTTTTCTTTTGCACCATCTGTTCATACTTGTTTATTTTATCTTCTAGCTCTTTATCCTTAACCTTGTAATACAACTGTCGTAAATCTGATAAATTTGTATTTAGTGATATTAAATTAGCTTCTTGCGATACTAAAGCTTTTTTGCTCTTATGAGAATTCTTTATGAACTTGCAAGTTGGGAATTGATCACCACAAGGTACATCTTCTAGAATTTTTATAGATTGTTTGCTTTGTTTGATATCCCGCTTAATTAAGTCAATTTTATACTTCATTTCCTTAATTGACAGTTCTAGATTGATTTGCGCTGATCTTCTCTCTTTCATCTCTTCAAGAATATCACTATTTAAAAATTCATTCAATATCTTAAGCTTCTTTTGTTTTTCCCTAATTTTTATTTTAATATTAGAAATTTCTTCTTCATCTTCAGATATTTTTTGTTCTGTTTTAATTAATTTATCGTAAGCTTTTTTAACATCTGATTTTAAAACCACTGTTGAATCTGATCTCATTTCATCTTTTAGTTTATCAATGTCCTCTTTAAGTACAATAATGTTTTTATTTATATTATTGAGTAAATTATCGCTAGAATCAATTGAATCTTGGGTTTCAATTATTCTTTGTACCCAGTTATTTTCGCCTAATGACTTGAATTTGATCCTAACTTCTTGTGCATCCTTTCGAACTTCTTCATATAGTTTTTCAAATACTTCAAGGTCTAAAAAGTTTGTTAGTATCTGCTTTCTTGACGAAGCTTTCTCCTTGATAAAGTTATTCATTTCACCTTGTGAAGCTAAACTAGTCAATAAAAAATCATCTGGATTACCGATTAATCCTCTGACAATTTTTTCTGTCTCTCTTCTTTGTTCTTCAGTTAAATCTTCTATTTCATTGTTATCTTTATCAACACGATAAAAATTTAAACTAGTCGGAGCCCAGACTCCTGCTTTAGCATTTTTCTTTATTGTCTTTCTATCAATTCTATATTTTTGCCCGCTAATGGTAAGCCAAATCGAGGCCTTGCACATATTTTTGCGAGTGTTTATGACGTGCAAGTTTTTAATGGAGCCTCGATCTGTCGAATTGAATAGTGTATATACAATCGAACCAATAATAGAAGATTTCCCTCTAGCATTGGTGCCAAATATACCAGTTATCCCAGGTAGATTATCAAAATTTATAACATTGTCTTCACCGTAAGAAAAGAGATTGTTAAATTCTAACTTGTTTATTTCCCACTGGATATTTCGAAGTGTTTCGTCTTGCCCAGTTAATTTGTCAACATAGTTGTCAATCATGCTGTCAATTTTTTCCCAAGTTGTATCATCTAGCTGTGAGTCTTTATAGAACTCTCTAAACATTTTACGATGTGTACCCGGGTCTCTTAAGTTTTGCTGACTCAGTGTAGCATTTTCAACCATTACTTTTCGTGGATCAAAAGTCGACTCAGACTTGAAAACTACTTCTTTCGCTTTATGATATTTGATCAACTCTTTTTGTAAACGACGACATTCTATGTGAGTTGCAGATTGATCTGTGTGTATTCTAAACCTTACACCACTAGGGTAGGATTTGCATTTAGTTAAAGTATGTGCTACGCTACCTTGCCAGCTTACTGTAATAAAAGGATTATCATGTTTCACAGGATAGAATTCAACATCAAAATCACTAGCTGATCTAATATCCCATAATAAAAATCCTTTGTCGTTACTCTCACCATAATTTTGCTGTATTGTTGAACCACAATATGCTATTGTTTTCGCTTCGTTTAAAAATTGACGTTTATGTATATCACCTAACATTGTGAATTCATAATGCCTAAATGAACTAATGTTTATTTCACCATCTAACTGCCAATCAGTGTCTGTAAGTGAGCCTCGTACAGCGCCGTGATAAAGAGCGATATTGATATCTCCTTGCACAGGAATTGCTTTGTTATAATTTTCCTCATCAAAGCAAGAAAGAACACACCAGTTAAATCCTGGTATCCCTATAGGGTACGTACCAGATTTCTTATATAAGAACAAGTTATCATTATCAAGCATAGTGATAATTGGTGTAATAGCATCCTGTCTATCCTTATTGAGGATTAATCCATCATGATTACCTAGTATGATATGTGTTGGAGCTATTTCTGCCATACTAGTAAACCACCAGCTTAAATTATCAATAAGCTCTGGTGATATACCTTGTGTCTTGTTGTGAACGATATCACCACCAACATAGATGATATCTGGTTTTATTTCCCTACATTGTTCAAAAAAGTTATTAAAAGATTTTCTATATTCATCATGTCGCGACAGTCCACGCCAGTGAACGTCAGCTATATGTACTAATTTCATAAACCCTCGCTATAAGTTCAATACATTATAACAAGGGTGGTTAAAGTTTACAATTTAATCCATTTGTACAACAACATCAGTCTTATCTGCCTGAAAATATAGTTTATAACCGGGTAATAAAACCCAACATCTACGAAGCTTACAAGGCTTGGGCTTAGCTGCACAACCATCAGTTAACGTGATATAACCATCAAATGTATCAAGATTTTTTCTAAAATGATCCTCAACACAGTCAAAACATGTACCTCCGCATACAGTTCTTTTTATTTGTATACTTTTCTTTCCTTTTTTCCACACTTGTTTTGATCTTTCATCAACACGTGTATCAAAGTTATAAAAAGTAAATGTTACATTTTTAGCTAAACCCATAAGTGTCCCAGTAAACATTTCAATATCGCGATCTGATATTGAACCTGACTGATCTATATAAACAGCTAAATTTGCCTGATGGCCAATTTTCTTTCCTGGATGGATATAAGGATATTTACGATTAATTCGTCTATGTGTAGATGATTTCTTAGCTCTTTGTCTTCTTCCAACAAATGAAGTTAAAACATTTTTCCAGTCGACTTTGTTCTCATAAGTTTTGCGAATGAGTTTACGTGTTTCCTGTGAAACTGTTCCCCAGGAGTTACTACGATCTGCTTCTTTACCTGCTCTAGCGACAGCTTCTTTAATTTCATTTTCAAGCTTAGCTTTTTCTTCCTCAGAAAGGCCTTCACCCCAGCCATCATGATCATCCATCCCAGGCATGCCGCAGCCTACACCACCTGATGCATTCTTTGGAAGCTTATCCATAGCTTCTTGCAACTCTTCATCATCCATAAGCTGTGCCATGTACCACTCAGAATTCTTGTTTTTAGGAAAGCCTCTAATAAGTTCTGACAACCTTTTCCATGCAGCATATTGGTTCGGATCTGTTATTTTATCCAATCCATTAAGTGCCTTACCCGGTATTAGACCACCCTCTGGTAGCAATCTTTCAGCTATAAGAGAGTTAATTGCTAAATCAGTTGCCATATTCCACATCTGGTGTGGTGTTTGTTTTCTAGCAGTACAGTGCTTAAAAATAAGGTGATAACACTCATGCTTGATTAATCCTTTGATCTCATCACTACTCAAAGATGCTAAAAACTTTGGGTTCCAGTAAAGTGCTAAAGAGCCTTCAATGCATGTCACGCCTGCTGTAGGTATCTGGTTGGTCTTTTCACGTCTTATTTGTCTTATAAGCGCACTAAAGAAAGGTTCTTCAGACATAAGATTAATAAGGTGTGGGCTAAGTCTAAACTTTGCTGCCTCCTCATCAGAGGCAGTATCAAAGATATAGTCAGATTGTACTTTTTCTTCACTCATAATAAAACTCCTTTTAATTTAATTATAACATAATTAGTTTTATTTTGCATGAGTTACTCACCTGCCTTAGCGCTGTTAATAAGATCAACAATCTCCCTTCCAATAAGCTTATGAACTCTCATTACTGTCTCTAGATTACCACAATCCATTACCCTATTAAAAAAGTCAACTTGCATTTCACCAGAAAAAGATCGAACAAATTCACATGCATTGTGTGCTTGATCAACGGTCCAGCTAACCTCAGATCGCTTAGCATGATCTTCCATTTTTTCAATCATCTCATTTACTTTATCATTTGATAATTTAAGAAGCTTTGTCTTTTTCTCGCTATAGTCATCTAAAACATCCTCAGCACGAAATTGCATCTCATACTTTTCTAAAAAAGCCACAAAAGAGCTAGATGCTTCAACACCAACAAAGCCTAAACATAAGCTATAAAAACCTTCAGGGGTTTTGTCGCCATCAACTATATTAGAAGGTGCCCAGTCAATGTGGTTAAGTGATCTAGCTAGGCGATGCCAAGAAGCCGGGTTAGGATATACCTTCCCTGGTTCGAATTCACCAGTGTGGTTTAGATGCTTAGGATTGTTGTGAATATATTCACAAAACAAGTTATCTACATCATCACTATTACGAGCCCACTCCAACCAGTCATCAACTGTTGGTTCCAGGTCGACTTTCCAAAAACGTCTTACTAGTGCAGGTCCCATATCATTGACTTGGTAGTTACCACCCTCATTGATCGCCGCATAAATACGGGTCTCAGGGTGAAGTTTAACGCCATTAATTTCACGATCCAGCACAAGCTGGAAAGCACATTGTTGTACCTCTACAGTTGCACGATTAATTTCATCTAAAAACAAACATACAGGTTGTTTCGATGCTCTCATTACCCAATCAACAGGAATAAACTTAGTTGTACCATCCTCTAGAGAAGGTAAACCGATGATATCGCCTTCAGTCATTTGTGATAAACGTCTGTCAATTACAGGTAAATCCAGCTCATTACCAATTTGGTGAAAAATATCAGATTTACCTACACCTGTTGGACCGGTAACAAGAACTGAGATATTTGATGGTAATTTAGGGACTAGGGTTTTGAATGTTTTAATATCCATTTGGGCTCCTTTTTTTATATAAATTGTAATATATTTAAATTATAACACTTAATTTTTAATTTTGCATGAGTATAACTAACTCATTCTTTGTATAACTATTAATCTTTTTGGACTAACTTCAAAACTATTATTGTCTGAAGTCATTACTGTAACATATTCTCTATCTTCATTTGCATAATGATTTGTTTTCTTTACTTTTTTAAGAACAACACCAATCCTGACGGTCTTTGTATGATTCTTAATTCTTACTAAATCACCAACATGAAAGTTCCACGTGACAGTCTTTCGCTTTATCTCTCCAGTATTAACCTGTTTTCTTATGCTACTACGTACTGCCTGCTTTCCTTTATGCTTTGACTCAGCTGTCTCGCCTCCTTTTTTTACTATAGTCTTTTTTAGAGACTTACGCATTTTTCTTGGTATAAGCTTTTTTGCCATAAAAAAATCTCCTTTGCTATATTATAATTATAACACAGGAGATTTACATTTGCATGAATATATTACTAAAATATTTAAGTTATTCTAATATTTTGTTTAAGTTTTTTCATTAATTCTTCAGGTGTTAATAAATCATCACCACTATAAACTATTTTACTGCCTTCAGGAGATTTAAATCCACCAATTTTAAAATTTCCTAAAAGCGCAGGACCATCATAATATAAAAATCCTGATTTATCCCATCCAAAGTTTTTAAGTTCGTCGGGTTTGATTTGTAAAAAATTTATTCCGTATGCCCACTGATAATCATCTGAAGACCAATTTGTATCTAAAAATAAAGTACCAATTGCTTTTGGGTTGTCATTAAAAAAGGCTGTTAAGTCATTATATTTTCTACCATGCGTCATAACAGAAGGATTACCTAATGCTTCTTTATTGAAGTTTAATAAATTGTGAAATTTATTACCGGTATGCATTTTTCCTATATTATCTTTCTTACTACTTACTTTAAAATTATTAAATCTAGAGAAATAACCAAGCCATTCGTCTGTATCACCTTCAATACCAAATTCAACAATATTGGAAAAAATAGCAGCTGCCCATTTTTTTCCTAATCCTTCAGGATTATTGGTAAACTTATTACTCAAAAATAAATAATTTCCTGCCATGGCGATATCATATTGTGTTCTATGTTTTACCCAAAAATCATAATCTTTACCTATGATGTTGATTATATCTTCAATTATATCATCTGAAAGCATTTTGGGTTTATCATAAGAAGTAATTAAAAATTGCATATCTTTCATATTATTCAATAATTGTTTTACTGGTTTCAGACTTTCAGCTGTCAATTGTTTAAGATTGTTATTAACATTTTGTACTTTTTGATCAGATTGCGTTAACTGTTTGACATTGGTTTTTGTAGCGCCTTTGTTATCTTGCTGTGATGCGACATATTCTTTGTCAACATTTTCTATGTCAATTAACATTTGTGTGACGCCTTTGGTATCTGCAGTATAACCAAGTGCACTTGCTAATAGTGTTGCATTACCTTTCCCGTCTTTAATTGCTTTAACTAGTTCTTCTTCAGTTATTTCCATTATTAAATTTAATTTTCTAGTCTTTAGAGATTCAAAAATATAATTGCTTTCTTGAAGTGTTGTTTCTGTTTTACTTGCTACTAATTTTTTAATTTTCGCTATAGTCGCTTCGTCGCTTAAATATGATTGCCATTTTTCTTGTGTTTGCGTGTCATTCCACTTACCAGAAGGATTATCGTGTTTGATAATTTGTTGTATAACATTTACATTTTCTTTAGAGTCATCACTAGCTTGTAATTTTGATATTTTTTCATTTCTTTCATATTCTTCTAGATCTTTAATTGCGTCACTTCCTATTTTTTCAGATGATCGACTGTACAATTGCTCTTCTTCTTTCTCATCATCGTCAATAGCATCTATTTCTTCTTCAACATAGCTACTGAATAACAATATAAGATTATGAAAAATATTGTTTAAAATTTTAGAATTTTGATCTCCTCCATATTCATCTTTTAAATAATCATCATCTGACAGCTCTTTAGATATCTTCGCGTAAATTTCGTCGGTATAATAATTATATGCTTCCTGAGTTAGCGTCATAGCACTATCTAGATCATTTGCAATTAAAGATCTTCCGATATCTTTAAATTTCTTGTATATTTCTTTAAGTTGCTCGTGGTATGCATATTCTTTATCAAATAAAATTTGTGGAAATAAACTTCCTTTACCTGATAATAATTGTTGATAATGCTCAAAAGCCTCATGAGGTACAGATTTTGTTGCACCTTTTTGATCTCCTGCCTTAGGAGTTTTTTCATCATAAGGTACATCATAGTTATCGCCAGAAGAATGTTTAGTCTTTTGTTTGTACATTGCTCTTATGTCCTGTAATTCTTCTTTTCTTTTTCTTATGTCTTGCTTGTGAATTTGTCTAGAAGAAGGATCTTTATTGTCTTTGTACCTTTTGTCTCTTTTAGCCCTCTTTTTTGTTATTTTATCTTGTTTTTTTTGCTTTCTAGTCTTTTTAACTTTTCTATCTTTACCAAAATCTACATCTTCTAGTCTTTCTAAAAGTAGCGTCTCTATTAAATTATTAAGTTGTGATCTTTTTATCTTCATATTATTTCCTATTTATTGGTATTTTGATACGCTATAAGTTTATTTATATAATTATGGCCTATTAGATCATTTATCTTAGCTAAGTCGTAATCTAGATCAGATAACAGTATTATTCTTCCTGATCTACCATTACCGTCGCCAAAAGGGTGAATGCATTCATAAACTATGTGTCTCATGAAGGGATCTGCACTTAAACTACACCAATCATTAACGTCTTTTAATATGTGATTCGGTTCACTGTATGGATAACCTGTAGATCTGGCAAAATGTGAAAAATCTCTAAATCTTCCCGGGTCGCCTCGCTCTAGAACATCAGCACCCAAGGCTAAGTGCACATCTTGAACTTTTTTAGGTGTATCAATTTTTTCGAAGTTTAGCGACATGTCAATTGCGTCTAGATGTGACCTAATATATTTATTTTCTGTACAATATTTAACTGGAAGACCGCCCATAAAGCTTTTTGCAGCATCATATGCCTCACTTATGTCGACAGGATATCTTTCAATTTCATTCGATCTTATAATAAATTCGCAAAGCTCATCTATATATGTGGTGCCTAATTTTTTATCAGTGTGCCTCTTTGCACAGTTAACTAATCGCTTTCTGCTTAAATGCGCAGAATCTACTTTAACTGCCTCATTTATCTTCATTTTTTCTCCGGAACTATTTATAAATTTTTTAGCAATATACTCACCTAAAAATCTACCAAATTCAACATCAGAAGGATAATGTTTTCCTAAATCAATTCTAGATTGCCCTATAAGCTCAGCAATGCTTCTAAGTTTCATTTCAAAACTAGGATTAAAATGACTTATTATATGAGAATTAAAAAAAGCATGGGCTGAATGACCGCTAGGATAAGAAGGCGAATTGTTATCTGTAATTCTTTCATAAGGGAAATTACTATGTGTATCCTCCATATAATTCTTAGGACGCGGTCTATTAAATTTAAACTTAAGATTGAGTATAATTCTAGACAATTCCTCATTTAAGGAATCTAAAACATCTAAATCAATGTTTAAATTGTGTTTATTTGCATAATTGCAAAATATCTTAAAAGGTTTGTTATTGCTAATTTCTAAAAAAGTCTTATTATTAATAGGATTAAAAAAATAACCCTGCACTGCCTTGAGATCTTTTTGATGTTGACTGCTTTCACTTTCAGGAAATGGAAAATGAGGCAATTCTGTCAATGTAATAGGAATACTCGGCCAGCTTTTTGACATTTCTTCTATGTCTTCAGCATCAGGATACTTATGAACTTGATAGTTTTCGCTAAAAAGCTTGCTGATAGGAATCGGCACATTAACTCCTAAATTAAGTTAAATTAAATTTGACAATATTAAGTCTTCATCTTCCTCATACTCTTCATCATACTCTATAGAATGATAAACGTCACCTATCATTTGTGATATCTGAGCTATTTTTGACTCTTGCCAATCTTCCAATTGTTCATTTTCATCAATCATATCAAGTAAATGAGACGCATATTTAGATATTTTTGCTAACTGGGGACGTGCCATATAGCTTGAACGTTCATGATCATCAAATTCTCCTGATCGTCCAGCTTGCATACCTATTCCAAAAATAGAATCAGGAGATATTGCGCTAATGTCATCAATCTGGGCATGCCCAGATTGAGGATCTGTATAATCTATATCTTTTTCGTAAGATGAACTACCGCAACCACAACTTTCAAATATTCCTACATTTTGCATACTGCAAACATCACACTCACAATCAATACTGTGTTTTTTTGAAGAACATACATCACATTCATATTCTTCATGATCAAGGTTGTTGATTATTGATGGAGATCTCGACTTTTGAAAATTTGAAACATCATAATCATAATCGCCCGGAATGTTTTTTTGTAAAAATAATGCGTCTTCATCCATTAATCTTTTTATCTCTAATTTCATTATCTTTTTTAATTGTGATTGGTTGAGTTTTTTCACCATATTATCTCCTAGAATATTGAGCCGCTATGAATTGTGCCTATCATATGTAAAAGTCGACTCTCACTTGAATAAATAGGAGCTTCAGAACATTTTTGCCTAACTAATTCTTTATCTAATGCACCTATATCATTTTTACTGTCATGCTGAAATATTCTAACCTGTATGTCGTAGCTACTTAGTATTTTAGCTATTTTAAAAGTTTTTTCTTTCATGTCCGGATCTAACCCTAACAAGACTGGTGTTTTATGCTTAACAATTTTCTGAAATAATTTATGTGCTGTATTGAGGCTACTACCTAATAAACATGTTGTATTACTCTGACACTTTATCATATCAAAGACACCCTCGACAATCATAAGCTCATTATCCCAATTAATCCTTAATTCGTCAAATACGATATCAGTCTTTTTAGCTTTAGAATTCTTATACTTTAAAAAAGCATCTTCATCAATAGCTCGCGTAACATAGAAATTTAACTTTTGTTCGTTGTCAAAAGAAGGAAATACAACACGTCTGCTCAAATTATTACTACTAAAATACCCTATCTTATGTCTCCACAACTGTTCTCTTGTAACACCTCGTTTTTTTAAATATTTCAAACAATCACGTACATCCGGATCTAGATTACTACTAGAAACATTTGTAAACATATTAAATCTTGAAGGGAATGTAACTGAATCTTCTGAATCACTTTCACTATCTTCATCTATCTTTTTTTCACCAAACTGCTTTAAAAAAACTTTAGATAGATCAATAGATATATAATCTTTTATTATCTTATAAGGAGTTTTACCTTTTATATTACAAACCCAGCAATGACATATCCAAGTATCTAAACAGATACTCAATTTTTTCTTTCCAGTACCGCTTCCACATTTAGGGCACTCAACTGATATATTCTTTCCTGACTTTGCAATTTTATATTCTTTATCAAAGCATGTGGAAATAAATTCAATTTTCTGCGTATAAGTATTCATAACGTTATAATACACAGTAAATTTTAACTTTTCAATAAAAAATAACTCTTTCCAATTACGTAAGCATCAGCTACATCATACGCCTCATTACAAAGTCTAGTTTTACCTTTGTTTGGTCCACTCTTAAGAGTTTTGTATGGCCATTCGATTTCAACTTCATGATTATCATTATCTAACTTAACCCAATCCCAAACTTGCTCTTTTGTTTTCTTTTCAGATTTACGATCTATTTTTAATCCAACAGTTTTTCTAGCTGTATTAACATTAATTGACTCAATTTCTGTATTTAAGTCTGAGTGACATATCCATCTAACTACACCATTGAATTGTGCTAGTGTCATCAGTGTTTTTGCTGAAGATAATCCGGGCCTAAAGGCTTGCAAGTTTTCCTCAACAACAACTTTTGTAAAAGGATATAATATTGTTAAATTAAGAAGCTCTGTTTTAACTCTGCCAGCTTTTTCATACATCCCCTTATGTTTACTAAGGTCAATATATCCTGATCCTCTAAGTTCATTGTCATCAAACACACACCACCCAGTGCAAGATGTTGATATATCGAGTGCAAGTATCATTAATAGTCCTGTTTTAATCTAAATAAATAGCTGTCGGTTTTTCTTTTCTTTACCGGTTGTGCTAGTTTACATTTCATTATAACGTTTAGATTATCATCGTGAATATTTACACCTGTAATATATACAAAAGGATTATTCTTATCACCTTCATCTAATGATCCTGTAAGCAACTTATAAGTTGGATTTGATGAAGACATAAATAGTTCTTCAGGACATGGAACGTGTACAGTTGTAACATGTGTAGATTGTTCTCCTTTGAATTCTATTTTATATTTATTCTTTCCAAAATAAGGCATATGTGGAGATTTAACTAAGACAATACCTTCATCATAAAATATATTACCAACAGATGCCCATTTTGCATGATCTCCGTCACTGTCTGCTCTATAAAGTGAGCCACGTCCATCATCTTTTAAAGTATACTTAACTTTTTCTGATGTACCTAAAATACTATCGTCAGTTATTGTAAAACTACCTGGATGAATTCTTTCTCCATAATATAGACTAGAAATTATAAAAATAGACATATCGTTAGACATATCGTCCTTTGTGACGTAATAGATTGGAAATTCCCTTCCATCTATCAAAGAACCTGATACCATATTTTTTAAACTTACAGTTTCATAAGACTCATTACCTATATCGTTTTTATTTCTGAAACTAGTTGATTCTCTTAGATAATAATTTGGTTTAAAGTAACCATTATCACAGGGAGATATTAAATTATTTCTTTTTACAACAGATGTTTGATTTTGAAGTGTATCTCTAGTAGATAAAAGAGAAGGAAAAAAAGAATGTTCTGCTAAACTAGCTGATAATTGGTAATGGATAGGTCTGGAATATGCATATCTAACATTTTCACTTCGGCTATATGAATCCATTTTTGATCTACCAAAATTAGTAGTAAAATTATGAACGTTAATATATTTTCCGCCTATCCCATGCGAAATATAAGGATTAGACGGCAAATTATAAAATGAAGGATTCCCTGTGATTATGTCACCATAAAGAGAAGGATTAAACAATACACTCCCAGGATTAATTCCCGGTCTTTTAGTTGTATTAATTAAACTGTCATAATTAAACGGCAAGTATAGATTTAAATTGTGCTTAACGTGCTTTTGGTTACCTTCGTCAAAACTAGTATAACGATATTTTTCTTCTACACTGTCACTTAAATATTTGCCAAACACTCTCAGTTCATGAAGCTCTCCTTGAAACTGGTTAATGTAGCTATTTTGCAATAGTGACGGATTATTGTCAGCTCCTCCTGATACAGACCTTGCAAAATTTATGAGTGCTTTATTTGAACTAAAAAATTTATGTACTTCTGCTTCTTTGCCATCAAAATAATTACCTACAAATGCGTAGGGAACTCCTGTCGTTGTTTCATTTCCAAAAGTATTTGTTTCACTTACACTAGCTGACGGGATTGTGTATTTGTAGTTTTTATCATTAACTCTCAAAGTCAATTGGTCATTGTTTATATTTTTACCCCACTTAACAGAAATATAATTCCAAGTATTTCTTTTAATAGAATTATCGTCCGTAAGATATATTAAGTCATGTGGGTATCTTCCATCATCTATTCTATTTGAACTCCCAGTTACTAAAAACGATGATGGATTTTTTGCTGCACTGTGCTTAAGTTGTACCATTAACCTGTAATGGTCAGCATATCCTTCGCTATCTCTATTTGAACCGGTTACTAAAGAAACAGCTAATGATGAAGATGCATGAAAAATAGTACCTGTGTTCATATCTCCATTTGCTGTATGGTTTTCATACCTTGGGTTGACCCAACAAGAAAAAGTAAATTGATTAATTCTTGGATGAGCTGTTCCATCATCACGAAAGTCTGTTAGATAGCTTTGGAATCCTGAATTGTAAACTAGACACTCTTTTCCGGTGTGACTATCCGGATCGTAAAATAAATTTAAACAATTAAAATTAGAATAAGACATGTCACAATTATTGTAGTGCGTCTTATAATATGGCATTAGATGATCTGCAACAGTCTTTTTTATATCAGCTTTTTTAATTATTGCTCTAGAACCCATTTTTTCAACTGAATTATCATTAATATCTGATTTCAAATTGAATAAAACTTGATTAGTATAGGGATTTAATGCTTTATGATTTTTTTGTATGCCTGCGTATATTTGATCTAGATTTGACGGGATATTAACTTCACTGGCTATCTGTGTCGCTGAGCTTACTAT